TAAATTAGGCTTCATATGGGCACAACGTGATGTTGCAGCTCCAAGCGTATTAATTCTACCATGGAGACACCCTGTGTCCTCATTGTACAATTTTAACCACGCTCCGTTGCCATTAGCAAGCATACCCAATCGTTTATCAACCATCAAGTATTCTGAAATTAGTGTAGATACAGGGTATTTCATCTTGGAAAGAATTTCTTCACCAAGTGTCGGTTTACCATCCGTACCAAATTCTTTAGGCTTCCAATTGAATCTAGTGATTAAACGCTGTCCAAGATCATATCTTGAATTAGGATTAAACTCTTTAAATTTTATTTTGGAATATGCCGCACCTTTGGTATACTGTCCCCTTAAAAGGTCTTTATACTTAGTGGTTCTCTTAGGCACTTTAGTACCTAAATTAATGATAAAATCCCCACCTAAATCAGCACAAATTAATTGAGCTAATTCTTGTTGTCTGTTCATTAAATCTTGCTCTAGTTTTCTAGCTTTGTCTATATCAAAATCAAAACCTTTCTCAGTTTGATCTAAACAAATCTGCTGTGTTCTAAATTCTAAATCTAAAGCATCTTGATTAATTTCTTCTTTCTCTAATCTGTGAAATAACTTAGCGTTTACAATTACATCTTGTACACAATATTCCATCATTTCTTCTGAGTATGTCTCAAAACCAATCTCTTTACCAAAGTCACCTTTATGGCAACCCATTCTTAAACCATAAGCTTCAAGAGAATGTTTACCAATATTTCTCATCATCTTAGTTTCAAGATCACTCCTGTCTTTTGGTGACTTATTCATTGCACCTCTAAGTCTCTTGAAGTCCCTGTCTTTAATATCAGGAAATGCAACCTTAGCGGCAATTAGTGTATCATAAATATAAGCATTTGTTTTCCATCTAGGATATATTTTCTTTATTGCCCTAATGTCAAAATCTATACCGTTATGTGCAATTAAAACCTTTGCGGCTTGTAGGAATTTAAGACCTTCCTTAATCTGGTGAGGTCTAAATCTCCATACTTCGTCTGTATCGACGTTTATGCAAGCTATACAATGTATGACTGTCATGTGTTCTAAATAGTTGTCTGATTCGATATCAAATAATATTCTCATATTTTACCTCTTTCCACATTTAATATAAGCAATGTCTTGGTGCAATTCAAATGTCAATAAACAACCATTAGATTCTTTAGCTTCTTTACATACATTATAAGCTAATTCTATACGTTTATTTAAATCTGGTTTTGGTTGTGTAGCCAAGTACACCATAGTAACTGCACAATATAAAATGTTCATAATTTTCCTTTGAAAAATAAGGAAGAGATAACTTTTTACCCCCACGCAACAGGTTATTTAGACCGAACGCTAGACTTCCATTTTTAAATTTAATTTACTATACTTTAATTCTAAAGTAAGAGATAGAAAAAGATCACCTCCTTTAATAGTTAAAAGCTATTTTCATCTACTGAAACTGCCTCAAACTCTTCGATAAATAATCCTGTTTTAGGGTCATAACTTATCCGATCTGTAATTGATGTATCACCAGTTTTTCTACACTTTAGTAGTGATACAGTTACTATATTTCTTTCTTTCTCTTCTTCTGCCATTTGATTTCTACTTAATGAGATTACGTTGTCAGCTAATTGCTTTAATGATCCAGATCCTCTCAAATTATTTACAGATGGTACTCCACCTTCTTCAAAAGCTTTTCCACCATTAGTATTATTATTTAAATGTGATACCACAAATAAATGAATATCTAACTCTTGAGTTAAACTTTTTAAGCTTGTCATTATATTATCAATAGCCCTACGTTCATCAATATTACCATCCATACCAGATACTAACATTGTGATATGATCAAGATAGATAATTTTACAGTTTTCAACCTGAGCTAAATACCGTATCATATTATATAATCTTTCTGTATCTAGTGTACCAAAGGTATCAACAATATTAAGTCTGTGGTTACCTTCAGCATCTTTTGCCTCTGCTAACTCTGTCCAAACTTTTATAACTTTAGGATCTTTATTTGTTTCATCCTCTAAGTGTAATTGTCTACCCATCTTTACTGATACTAAACCTTCCATTGTATCTCTGATACCTTCCTCAAGATGTATTATACCTTGATTAAATTCTGTTGTATCATGAAAATGCAATTCGAGCTGTTTCATAAATGTAGTTTTACCTGAACCTGACCCTGCTGTAATGATTGTTAAATCACCAATACGCATACCACGCATCTTTCTTGTCAAGCCTTTTACATATTCAGGGAAATCATAGTGAGCTGTCTTATCTACTTTATCAAGTAAATCCATTAACTTATTACCACTCTTAATCTCTTCTGGTACATGTATCTCAGCGTTCCAAATAGCTTGTGTAAGCTCCTGTGATCTACCTGCTAGTAACATTGCATTAGCGTCCTTAAGAGGTAACTTAGCAATCTTAACATACTTAGGTGGAAACATAGATTGAAATTCTACTGCTGCCTTTTGTCCAACTTCATCCATATCAAACATTAATACTATCTCTTTGAATTTAGATAGATATTCAAAATTATGTTTAACATCTTTTTTAACTCTTGAACAACCATTAGGTAAACTGATGACAGGGTATTTGTTCCCTTGCACAAAGCTTAAGCTCATGGCATCAATTTCACCTTCTGTGACTACTAACTTGATCTTCTCACTAGGCTTCCATACATTCTGACCGAACATAGTAGCTTCCTTAGAGTCACCTGACCAAGCAAATTCTTTATCTTTATTTCTATATTTTTCTGCACAAATATCACCTTCACTATTATAGTAATAAGTAACATGTTTACCATCAGTAACACCGTAGGTAAATTTCTCTAGTGTTGCTTTATCTATACCCCTAATTGATTTTGGGTACTCGACAAAACTTGGATTAAATTCTTTTTTCATCTTTGTCCCTGATTGTTCAAATGTGTCCTCATTGCCTCTTATTGTAGTATTACACACAAAGCAATGCTTTCCTCCATCTGAGTATACTGCATTGCCATCTGATGAACCACAAGAGTCACATGAGGTCTTGTACATATATTCAGATTCACTCATATTTATTCCTTATTTAATTAAACATTTACTTTTTACTTGATCTTCAATAGTATCTAATACTAAACTCTCATAGAATAAACTATAACTCACATTTTTAGCTACATAGTACATTCCATATGTAAAACCTATAGCTACCAATAATACTACTATACTTCCTAAAATATTTTTCATTATTCATTCTCCATTATTTTCAGTTTCTCTGTTAACTCTAATTTTAATTTCAAGAAGTATTCATAATCACAATGATTAGTATTATTCTCTAATATACTATCTATCTGTTCTAGAACTTGCTCAACTTCAAATTTAACACTGTCTTCCATATTAATCCTTATAGATTGGTACTACCTTATAATATAAAGCATCTTCATCTTCTTTTAAATACCTAAACCCATAAGCTTCATATAGCTTAATTAGATTACCTTTATGTTTATTATCCTTCTCAACTCTAGCAAAGGCACTAACTAGTCTCTTACCCCTTACTAGTTTATCTCCAATATCAAATAGTTGTTTAACTAGTTTTCCATCACCTCTATGCTTTTTAGACACAAAGATTGAAGTGAAATATAGTGACTTACCCTCTGAAGTATCAAATATCTCATACTCAATGAAAGCATTATCTATGAATATTATCTCTCTTGGATTAGCATAGTACTCTCTATTGTGTTCTTTGATTAAGCTTAGTTGTTCTGAGTGTTCAACTAGTGCGTCAAGTTGTAACTTTAAGTGTTTCTCTCGCATCAAGCTATCTCTTAATTCTTTACTAGCCATCATACTAGCATCTTTATATTTACCCATTTTATACCTTTGTAATGATTATTTTAGTACCATAAGGCTCACCCTTGTCTTGGTATCTCTTACTTGCTGATATTTCTGTAATTTGAATATCATCTTTCCAGATCATCTTAGCCCAAGTGATAGCATCTAATGGTGCTTTTATTAAATTATCAATATCATATCTAGGGCAATTTTTGTTAGATGGTTGTTTTGGTTTATAACATATAAATTCTATATCAACTTTAAACAAAGACTTTTCATCAATAGGATAATCCTTTGATATTTTCTTTAGAATTTGATGTGCT